GCACTGTAGGTGCCTAGAAACTGGTAATGCGACCGCCCAACTCTGACCTCTGCACGGCGGGTGCTAGCCCAGGGCCAGAACCAGCTGCACCTAGGGCAGTTGGCAGGAACATGAAAGCGTTTGACGTATGCATTCCCAAGAGTCATTAACCGCGGCTGTAGCAACTGAGGCGAGCAATGACCGCAAAACGAAATGTCGTCCTGACCATCAAACAAAGTGCGTGTCTCGCGCCGATCCGAACGCAGCAGGCGCAAGAGACGATAACAGAAATAAGCAACCACTGCAACCTTAGCGAAAGGAATGGCCAACCCTTTCCCCACCGCCAGATGCTTAGCGGCCACTTCAAACGAATTCCTGACAAATTCTGAAGATAAAACAACCTTCTTAACGGTAGCAATGTCCCTACCAATTCGGGTCCTAGAGGTTAAACAACTAGCTAAGCTGCATGCACTTGCAATTCTTGCACAGAACGTTACACAATTCCCTAGACTTTCGTAGGCTTCGCGGCACGAGGGCAATGCAGGGATATCCCACGTACTGCTATCCCGAGAGTGGCGAAGAGCGCAAGGTGATGACTGAGCCGCCATACCTAGTCGAACGCCTCGGACCTCTGGTTCCTCCTGGGCACGATAACCCTGTGGAGGCGGGACCCCGAAACAACAAACAAGGCAATGTAACAGGTTATGATACGAGTCTTCCACGGCTGTTTCCCCACTCGCGGGAGGCTGACAGCTGTCTCCTAGCTAGTCTAGGCACAGACCAATTTACACAAAGCCATACTGCCCAGTTGGTCCGTCCAGGCAGGTGGCGACGGTGTGGGATGCCATCCCCTATATCATCGTTGAGGTACTGCTAGTTAGACCCCAATGTCCCCGCGCACAGCGGATACACCAGCCTTTTAATTCTAGACGACTGGAATCTACGAGTTTTACGGACTTCCTCCCCGGCAGGAGCCTGAGTCGGAGTAAGAACGGTGATACTAATGTCCGCCACAAATTACAAAGCCCCGACGGCACGGCCAAGGCGAGAAACCTGCTCAACAATATCAACGACCCCACTTCCCATCTGCACAGCGCGTGTGATATGGTCCGCCCAGTCCCTGTCGGTGCTGGGTTGGTGCATGCGCGAAGTGGCATAGGCGGGGTTCGAAGGATCAAACCTCAC